GGGCGATCAGCCCTCGAAGAGAACGAACGGAGAGAGCGCGAGGTCCGTGACCGCCGTGCTCTGCATGGTGTTGTGGCGACCGCGCAGCTCGAGCTGTGTCATCTCGCGGTTGTCGACGGTCGAGCGCGACGGGCGCGCTTCGATGTTGCAGTACAAGACGAAGCCCGTGTAGCGCTTCGTCGCGCCGCTGCCGCTCGGGACCGCGTACACGAGGACGTAGTCTGTGTCGTTGTCCCAGTCGGTGTATCGCGCGAGGTCCGAGCGCACCGTCAGCGTCGCGTTCACGGTCGGCGGCGCGTTGCGCATCGCTCCGACGACGCCCTGCGTGGTCCCGCCGAGCTCCTGCACATGCGAGTTGCCGAGCGCGATGTTGAGCGCGAGCGAGTGAAACGGAACGTGCGTGCGCGTCGTCGTGCTCAGCGACTGTAGGTAGCAGACAGCGTTGACGTTGGTGATCGGTCCCGTCAGCGCGTTGGTCGCCGCTGCGGTGCTGATCGACTGCGACGACGGCCCGGTCCAGTCCGAGCCCGCGAACTGGAACGCATACGAGAGGCGACCGTCGCGCGCGAGGTCGATCGAGAGCCCTGAGACGATGCACCCGTTGAGCGTCCACTGGTGCGACGAGTCCTGCGCGAGCGCGTGCTGGATCGTCAGCGACTGAGTGTTCGTGTCAGTCAGGTAGTACGAGTGCGTGTTGATCAGGTCCTGACCGGTCGTCGGCGAGCCGCTGAGATTGAACAGCGGCGTCAACGTGTCGGTCGACACGCTCTTGACGATCGCAACTTCAGGCACGTCGCCCACGTCGGCGAGCACGACTTGCCCCACGGGAAAGCGCGAGCCGTGACCGCTGCCGGCGATGAGCGACGAGGACGACGAGCCGATCGCGAACGTCGATCCAGCGGCCGCAGACTCGCCGCCGAGCGCTGCTTTGAGCAGCGTCCCGAGCCACGTCGTCGACGCGCTGCCCGCGCTCGTGAGTCGCGTGCTGTCAATCCACGCGTCGCAAGTGAATGCGGCGGTCCCGCTCTTGTAGCCGCGGACGCTCTTGTCCCGCTTCACGAGCTTGTTCTGTTCGGTGTCGACGCCGACGATCGTCTGCGCGAGCGCCATCGTCCCGCCATTGCGCGGGAACGCTCGGACCATCGAGCCCGACGTCGTGCCGAACGTCGACTCCAACCCGATCAGGGTTGAGCCGGTGAGCGAAACCAGGTCTTGCTGTGCCATCGTGATTCCTGTGAATTACGGGCCGTAGCTGCCCGGTGTGGTCTCGCGCACGAGGGCGCGGAAAGGGATGACGAGAGACGCAATCGCGCCGTCGAATTCGCGCTCGCTCTCGCCGTTGCGGCGGATCTCTGCGCAGTACGGATCGAGTCCAGCCCAGTGCTCGTGCCAGAGAAACGCGGTCGCAATGTCGTGCTCATCGGCAGACATGCGGTCCTCGATTGCCTCGTCGTCGCCGGCACCGTCGAGCGGGGTGTCTCCCTCGGGGAGCTCGCCCGCGCTCGTGCGCTGGTATTCGATCGCGACGGTGATCGCGCGGTAGTGCAGCGCGTGCCCGTCGAGCGCGTTGGTCCCTTCTTCGACAGGCACGGGGCCACCGATGCGCACGCGTACCCGACGCTCGCTCGGAGCGTCGAGCGCGTACAGGTCCGGCGCGACCTTCACGAAGCGCCCCGATGCGATCGGATACGAACCGTACGCGTCGAAGAGGATCGCCTCGAGCCGCGCTCTCAGCGAATCGAGGATCATCCCGGATTCGAGATCGGCTGGAGGATCAGGTCACCAGAGCCCAGCGCGATCGCGTGCAGGTCCGCTGTTGCCTTGTGGTGGTACGTCTCGCCGTGCGCGAGCGAGACGTTGCCAGATGCCGCTGCGCCGCTCGCAGGGATCGCCGCAGCACCGCCCGACTTGACGTACACGACAGAGACGGTGTTGAGCCGCACCCAATAGAGGCCAGCAGCGAGGCTGCTATGGGACGCGCTCGTCGTCGATACGGGGATTCGGATCGGTACAGACGCGTCGGAATCGACGGGCGCAAACGCCGCGAATTTGCCGTTTTCGATGTGTGCCACGATCAGCCTCGCACGATTTTGATGGTCTTGAAAAACCCTTCGTTCGCTTCGACCGCGCCGTCTTGGTCATCGTCGAATGCGCGCGAGGTGAGTAGCTGCGTCAGCTCGACGTCGAGCCGTTGTCGCAGGTCGTTCGCCTGCGCTCTGCTCTCGTCGCTCGCCCCCTGCTCCGCAACGATCAGGCGCACCATGATCGCGTGCGGCTGCGTCAGATCGATCGCGCCCACAAGTCCGCCAGGGTCGTGCTGCTGCGCGATCCGCGCGACGATGCGTTCCCATGCGAGCGAGATCACCGCAGGCCACCACGTCCCCTGCGCCGCGCGCTTGAGTAGCTGTGGGTCGAGGTCGCGGACGTGCTCGAGCGTGAGCCCGGTCGTCAGCCTGTACCGCGTGACGTCGAACTCGACGCTGACCACGGGGCGCGTCGCAGCGCTCACGGTGTACGTGATCTCGACGCGGCACCCGCGACGGACCGAAGCGCACGCAGCCGCGCTCACCGCGCACGAGACGCGTGTCGATACGACGGACGCACCCGAGGCATGCGAGAGCGCGAGCGGACGCGCGAGGGTCACGGTGGTCCCGCTGAGACCGCGGACCGTCACCCACTCGCCGCCGACGATTTCGGCGCCAGTCAGCAGGTAGCGACGCCCAACGGTGATGCCCGTCGCGCTCGTGACGGCGATCGACTGCGCGCCCTGGGACGCAGCAGCGGACAGCGTCGTCGAGGCGCTATCGACCGTCGCGGTGCCGCTCGCGAGCACTGCACCGCTCTCGCCCTTGACCTCGAAAGTCGGCGAAGCGTCGGGGCGTTCATCGAGCTCGTCCGTGACGATCGTTCCGCCGACGTCGAGTTGCAGGCTGCGATAGGTCACGTCGGGCTCTCGCTGGACTGGCGCGAGCGCGCGCCGCGGCCCTGCGCAGGCGGATCGCTGTCGACCGGCGAATACGGCTGCCCGTCGTCTTGGACGTGCACCACGAGCCACTCGTCACGACGAGGCGGACCGTCCTTGCGTTGGGCGCGCTTCGGCCTGACTCCGTATCCCCAAGTGCGCATTACCGAGATCGCTTGATCGAGCGGCAGCGCGACTGGGCGCGGACCAATCTCGCGGTAGTTGTAGATGGGCTGCTCGCGAAGAGCAGCTTGCGAACGAAGCGGGCCGCTCGCGTGCGACGAATTGCCGACCTTCGCGAAAAGCACCTTTCCGCGCTTGCTCTCCGGCACCTGTCGCCCCTGCGGGTCGGTATGCGGCACAGTGCAGCCCTGCACGAGTCGCAGCGTCACCGTCGAGAGCCCCATGTTCTGCAGCGCTGCGAACGCGTCGTCTTGCTGCGACGCGAGCGGTAGCGTGATCGCAGCGAACAACGGAGAGATGCCGTTTGCCTGCGCGCGCTCCAATTCGCGTTGCACGTAGTGGATGCGCTCTTCGCGCTGACGATCCCCGTACGCCGGGAACTTCGACCACTCCACCAGCAGCGGCGGCTGAATGTCGAGCGACGTGAAGGGGTGCGACTTGATTGCGGGATCTTCTGCCACGAGAGCCATCCTCGGTGAGCGTCTGTGACGCGCGATTGGTAGAGCCTGCGCTTCGAGGGCGCGGTTGAATCTGTGTGCCTGTTTTGCGTCGTGGCACGAGCGACGTTGTGCGGTGATTGCGTCGCGCTCACCGCGGGCGCGTCAGCGACCAGTGACCGTGATGTAGAACGTCACGCCCGAGAGGTCGGCTGCGTTCGCCGCCTCGTCGCCGCCGTCCGCAGCAGCGGCGTTGTAGATCAGGATCTTGGTCGTCGCCGGAGCGCCGGCGGTCGCGCGGTCGAAGCGCACCGCGTAGACGCCACCATCCGAGCCACCCGTGACGTTGTCGACGATCGCGAAGCCAGCGTTGGCTCCGAGCGTGGCGACGCTCAGGTCGAGCGTGTCGCCGCCCGTCGCGTAGGACGCGCTGCCCGCGATCTCGATGTTGGTGATCTTGGCGTTGGAGCCGTGGACCACGCTCTTGAGCGTGGGAGAGGACATGGTACCCATGGTGATTGCTCCTCGACGATCAGGCGGTGACGCCAGTCATCTTGCCGTGGTGGTTGCGGGTCTTGACCTTGAGCGCTCCGCGCCACGACACCTGCCACTGCTGGTTCTCGGGGTTACCAACGATCGGGTCGACCGAGAGATCGCGGTGCACGATCAGGGTCATGTCGGTGATGTCGACGAGGTAGATCTCGGTCGACGTGAGCCCCGACACCTGCGCGATCGGGATGCCCATGAAGGACATCGATCCGAGCCCGCGTTGCGCGATCGAGAGGTCGACCGCGTCGCCGGAGCGGTAGCGGTACGCGCTGTTCGCCGAGCCCGCGGCACCGCCGAGAGAGACGTAGTTGCCGCACTGGTTCACCGGCATCAGCCAGTGGGTCGGAGCAGCGCCGCGCGGGACGCTCGAGCCGCCCGTTGGCGATTGCATCTCTTCGAGCAAGTCCTGCATCGCAGCGAGCGTGAGCGCGCCGCCGATGGCGTTCTCTTCGGACGCCCACGACGAAACGCTCGACTGACTGATGCCTGCGTAGGTGCCCGTCGAGTCGATGATCGACGCGATGCCGACGTCCTGCGTCGCGGACATGAGCAGATCCTCGGCCTGCTTCATCACGTCGGTCTTCGTGAGCGCCTCTTCGGCGCCGGGGATGTCGAGGCGAAACGCGCCCTTCGCGGCGTTGTCGCGGACGTGTCCGGTGATGCCGAACACCGCGCGCGCATTGACGCCGATCGAGAGCGCGGGACGCTTCCACGTCTGCGCTCCAGAGGGAGGCGGGGCCTGTCCTTCCGCGAAGCTCTCGACGGAGCTGTTCGCCCCGCTGTTGAGTTCCCACGAGTAGGGCTCACCGCCCACGCCCATCTCGATGCGACCGTTCGCCGCGAGGAGATTGATGAGGTCGGTCTTGCGGAACGGCGTTCCGACGTAGCCGCTCTCGACGTTCTCTTTCAGGAGCGCCGCGAGCAGAGAGAGAGTCTGCATTGTGAAACCTGTACGGTTGTGAGGCAGCGCCCGCGCTGCGCCTTGTCGACGCGCTGTTGCGGTGCTGCTCGTCGTGCTGTGTGAACCGAGGCGCGAGAGCGCCGGTTACTTCTTCGCGGACGAGCGGGCCGCGACTTCGGCCAACTGCTGCGCGCGCCAGTCTTCGCGATACGTCGGCGACGATGGGTCCAGCGTCTTCTTCACCGGGGCAGTCGGAGCGCCTGACGCTGCCGTCGCGGGCGCGCCGGAGCCCTGAGCGACCGCCGCGCTCTTGCGGAGGTGGGGCTTGCTCTCGACGAACGACGAGATGAACGCGTCCGCGTCCTTCGCATCTGCGCCCTGGCCGAACACAACGCGATCGCCGTCGATGCGCGCGCCGCGGTTGATCACCAGTTCGACAACGTCGTCGGGGTCGACAGCTTCGGCCTTCTGAGCCGCTGCGCGGATCGCGCCGCGCAGTTTCTCTGCGGTGTACCGCGCGTCACTCTGCTCGGCCTTCGTGCGCCACGTCGTGGCTTCCTTCTCGGTCTCTCCGAGCTTCGCGCGCGCTTCGGCGAGCTCGCGCTGGAGGTTCGCGATCTGCACCGCGAGGTCGTCGCCGTCGTCTGCAGCGTGGTTCTGCTTCCGCGCGCCTGCGGCTGCGGTCAGCTTGTCTTTGATCGCCATCGTGTTCAGTCCTCGGTTTGGAGTTCGGGTGCGAGTTCTGCGGCGGCGGCCTCGAGCGCAGCAGCGCTCACAGCGTACCTGCGTCCATCGCCCTCGCCTCCGCTGCAGGTCACGACGAGTGAGCCGCCGTCTGCGGGCTCGATCGTGAATCCGTCGCACGGAGGGAGCGCGCTCGACAGTATGAGCACCGCCATCGCAGCCTTGCTCTCGCTCTCGAGGTCGAGCGCTTCGGGTTCGCCTTTGGCGGGTGCTTTCTCTGCGGCCGGAGTATCCGCCGCCATCGGGTCCATCGACATTATCGGGCCTCCGTTGCCTTCACTGCTGCGTCCGCGAGATCGCGAGCGCGTTTCATCAGCGCCGATGCCTTCATCGGCAGCGCGTACACATCGAGCTTCGATACGGGGCGAAGCCCCACTCGGTCGAGCGTCACGACGTACCGACGCGCTCGCTCTGACCCCGGTCCGGGCTGCACGTCGACCACGTCGACGCGTGCGCCTGGCACTGCGTCCCGCAGCACCTGTGCTGCCTCGTCGTGCGTGCGCACGAGTCCATCGTCGAGTTGTGTAATCACTTTCGTCTCGCCACGAACGACCGCGAGCTGCGCATCTCGCGCAGGAGTTCGCCAGTCAGTTGACCCATCGGCTTGCCTGGGTAGTGCTTGCGCTTCCAGTCGGCATACCTCTTCGTGAGCGGCTTCGACGCCCACACCGCAGCGAGGTCGCCGCCAGCGTTCGCGATGCGCTCGATGATCACGCCCTTGATCTCGTCCTCGACGACGCGCCAGAAGTCAGCCTTCGTCGGCGCTCGCGTCGATCCGACGTAGCGTTGACCGGCAGCGACGGCGCGGCCTTGCATGTACGGCGTGACGAGCAACACGGGTCTCCCGCGCGCCTCGAGCCCGTACTGGATCTTGAGCTGCGACAGCTCCGACACGCCGCCGAGATCAATCGCGGTCGTCCCTGCGATCTCGCCCAGCCACTTCGCCGTAGCGTCGAGTCGTGGCGTCGAGACCTGCGCCCCGCTTCGTGGTCCGCCGATGCGCGGCGTGCCGACTCTAGGCGGGCTGGCCATCGCTCACTGCGGGTTGTGCGCTCGCGCTCGCGACGGTCGCCGCGGGTGCTTGTGGTGCGGTCGCGTGGCGGTTGCGCAGCGGCGAAAGCATCGCGTCGATCTTGGTCGCATCGAACGTCGGGAATGCCTCGCCGATGATCGCGCGCGCCGTGTCGACGGGCAGCGTGCCAGCAGCGACGGCGGTGATGATCTCCAGCAACGATCCAACCTGCGCGCCGTTGAGCGCGGTGTCCGCGACCGCTGCGGTGTCGGTCGGGACCGGAGCAGCGACCGGCGACGTGTCGACCGGCGCGGGGTTGCTCGCGTTGTCCACGACCTGCTGCAGTCCCGTCGCCTCGTTCTGCGCTCGCAGTCGCTTCACTGCGAGTTCCGCGCTGCTCGTCGCGAGATCTTCGCTGTAGATGGCGTCGATCTCGTCCGACACCTCGGACAGTCGCGCGTCGTCGAGCGAGAGCGCCGAGTCCGCGAGTTGCTTCACGGCCTCGCGTCGCGCGATCGTCCCGATCTCGACCGGGGCCGAGAGCAGTTGCAGCGCGCGCTGGAGGTCTTCGAGCGGGTCACTCAGCGTGATCCGCTTGGGGTACGTCACGCGCAGTTCTGCGTCACCGCGCCCAGCCATGAGCGCGAGCAGCCGCAGCGTCGACGTCTCCCATCGCTGGAGGTTGCGCGCGAATCGCTTCGCTCTGCTCTCGAAGTCACGCGAACGAATGCGCAGCGCTTCGCCGCTCTGCACCTGCGCGCTCTGATCTGCGGCGAGTTCGAGCCCGGCGCAGCGCATCGCCCACTGAAAGGCGAACACGACCTGCTCCCTCATCACCCGCTGCGAGTTGCCGCTGGGCTCGATCCACGAGGGCGCGCCGCTCGCGCTGTTGTACCCGAGGGCGTTGGAGGTGCCGACCTTGCGCGTCGCCGCGTCGTCGAGCTGTCCCCCTGTCGATGCGAGCGGGATCGCCAAGAACGGAAACGCCGCGTTGCGGTCGATCTCATCGATCCACGACAGGCGGTTGAAGATGCTGCGCGCCGCGTCCGCGACGTCCGAGACGAGCGAGACACCCATCGGGCATTCGCTCGACGTCTCGCGCTCATAGTACGCGAACGTGACCGGGATCTCTCCCGCGAGCACCGCGGGGAGCGGACCACTCGCGACGAGCGGGAGTCCGTCGACCTGATCGCCGATCGAGTCGCGACGACTGATCGAGCCGCGCCGCACTTCCCAGCCTCCGGGCTGCTCTGCGGTCGTGGCGCGCCACACGCGCACCTCGACGTCAGCCGTTGCGTCGCTCGACAGGTCGGAGCGGTACGGCGTCGAGACGTACGCAAAGAGCGTGATGCGCCCCTCGTCGCTCTCGACAGCAACCCACGCGCTCGGGTGCACCGTCACGACGTACGGCTGAATGCCGCGCTCGCGTCGCTGCGCCTCGCTCAACGCGGACACGTCAACCGAGGGAGCGTCAACGATCGTCGCCACGACGCCGTACGTCGCTGCCCACGTCGCGACCTGCTCCGTCACCTCGCCCCACGACGAGCCGCTGCGATCGACGTCGTCGACGAAATCCGCGATCGGGGTGAGATCGCGCTGGATGCCCTGCGTCACGCCGTCCGCGTAGGCCTTCACGACCGGAGCGACGATGTTGACGTACGAGGCGAGTGCGCAGCGCTTCGCGAACTTCGTGTCCGACTCGCCATCGTGCGGCACGAGGTATGAGAGAGCGACAGCGCTGCTCAGCAGCGGCCGTCCCGTCTCGTCCACCGCGCCCTGCACGGACCACGTCAGACGCGCGGACGCGAGTGTCGTCGCGCTCGGAGCGTGCCAGTAGCGGCCACCGAGATACGCGTCGCGCAGGTAGGTCCAGTGCTCGCGCGTGAGGTCGTAGGTCTCTCGGGTGGTCATTGCTATGCAGTCGTCAGCGCCATGACCGCGTACCTGAGCGCGTCCATCGCGTGATTGTTCTTGTCCTCGGGCTCTTCGCTCGGCCCGCCTGCGCCCGCGCGATACTGGTAGGTCTCCAGCTCGCGAATGACGTTCGTGCAGCGGTCCGACACGATGAGCCGCGGTCGCCCGCGCTCGTCGCGCTGTTGGAGCTGACGACGCACTCGGCGCACTCCCTCGCTGATCGCGTTGTCCGCGTTGTAGACGACAGGGCGACCGCCGAGGTAGCGGCGCAGGGAGTTGATGTATCCGGGCTCGCTGGGGTCCGCCGCGAACCACGACAAGGCGTGTTGATCGCGCAGTGTGCGGGCTCGAGGAAACCATCCCTGCTCGTCGGTCGTGACGTTGCTCGCGTAGAGTTCGTCGACGATCACGACCGTGTTCGCGCCGGTGCGTCCTGCGACAATCCACGCACTCGGATCGCTCCAGCCCCAATCGACGCCGCAGCCGGTCGCATGAAACGACCAGCGACCATTGAGCTTGTAGAGTCGCTCGATCTCAGCGTGCGGCACGACGTGCGCGACGCGTTGAAACTCGGGGTAGACGAGCCCTTTGCGAGCCTTGGGCGACTGCTGAAACAGCGAGTCCCAATCGTATTCACCGACCTCGGCGCGCTTGCGCTCCAGCTCGGAGACGGGCCAGCGCTCGGGCCAGAGGGCGCGCCCCTCCGCGTCGATCGCCGGGAGAGAGACGATCTCCCATTCGGTCTCTTCGTCGCGCGAGAGACGACCGATCAGGTCGTCACGGTGCCAACGAGTGTGGACGATGAGCGCAGAGCCTCCAGGCTCGATGCGGGTCATCGCCGTCGAAGTGAACCACTGATAGGTCCGCTCTCGAATGAGCGCACTGTCCGCGTCCTGACGGTTCTTGAATGGGTCATCGACGACGAGTAGCCGCACGCCGTGACCCGTGAGCGGACCGCCTACGCCTGTCGCGAGGACGCCGCCACCCTGGGGCGTGCGCCACTCGTGCGAGGCTTTGGAGTCCTGTCGCAACTCGACGCCAGCGGCGAGCGCGTAGTCTCGAATCTGCTTCGACTTCGAGCGCGCGATGTCCGCCGCATACGAGACGTAGGCGATCGTCCACTCAGGATGCCGCGCGAGCAGCCGAGCGATGCCGTGCAGCACCGTCTCGGTCTTGCTGTGTCGCGGTGGGACCGAGAGGCACGCGCGTACGGGCTCGTGCTCGACGCGATCGAATGCGCTCAGCAGCGGTCCGAGGTGATCTGGCGCGGTGAACGCGGGTGTGATCCGCGGGACGAACTCACGAAGCGGAAGGATCCGAACCGTCGCTTTCGTCCGCCGCGCTTGCTCGCTCTTGAT